GTTGAACGTGAACTTTCCGCCGTCGGTAAACGTTGCGCCATTCCATCCAGAACTGAATGCACTGTTTGAATAAGCGGAGGTGAACGTCGTAGCGAGCGGGTTGACCAGACCTGCATAGCGTCCGGCGTCGGGCATCACGTTCATAAACGGCATGTTCGGGTAGTCGTCATTTCCCAGAGCCGAAAGAGATGCTCGAGCGCCGGCGGCGGTTGCAGCGCCGGTGCCGCCAAGCGCTACCGGCACAGTGTCACCGTCGGCGAACTCGCGGAGACTGCCGTAGCCGTTTCCGTCGGCCTGGAGTTTCGTCGGGCGTACATCAGCCATTGAAAAGCACCTGCAGGTTGAGAGTTGCGCCGCCGGCAGTGTACGCCGGCAGTTGGCCGTCAGGGTTCATTGTGAGCCGCAGTATGGAGCCATCGGCGAGATACCCAGGAACGGCCGCGGGGATACGCACGTTCATCGGATAGGCCACTACCACGCCCGCGCCGTTGGTGACGAACTGATCGTAGCCGGTGCTGCGCCGGACGAAGTAGATCGCGTTCGGCTCCAACGACGCGGGGAGTTGCGCCACGACTTTATGGGTCTGGAGCACGGCCATTACCAGGCCGCCCCGTTCCACTCAGCCGGAATAGGATGCCCGCCGAATCGAACCAGGCCGCCGTCCTCGCTGAACTTGTCGAGCGTCGACTTGTTCGCGTGCGTGTGCGCCAGAGAAACGGCGGTGTCGATCTGCGCTGGCGTCGACGTCGGGCGCCCGTTGATCGCGTCCCAGTTGAGCTCGACGTCCATCGACTCATACTCGGCCACCTTCAGCCACGCGCTGGTCGCCGGGTTCCATGCGTACAGCGCAGCGCCGGATTCGACTGTCGGGTCCGCGCTCGCATCCTGAACCAGGACGAAAATGGCTCCCTCCGGCTCCAGGGCGTCGCGTGCAGCGATATCCGCAACGAACAGGATCGGCGCGCCGGTTCCTGGCAGGCTTGCCAGCGCCTCGTTGATCAGCGCGTTGATCATCACGCTGTTGCCGATCGAGCGTGCCACGCCGGCGCTGTTCGTCAGGTAGGACTCCGAGTAGCTGCCATTCTCGACGAAGTAGAACGAATCGGGTTCCAGCGTACCCGGCAGGGTCGCCACTTTGAAAAATCGAATCTGGGCCATTTCATCACCAATCAGTCGCGCCCCATTGGGCACCGTCTACGCCATCCCTCCCGGGAGGCCCTTGGTCACCCGCAACAACCACAAGCACATCGGCCGGCGGCGTCACGGTGACTGCGTATTCCTGCATTTCGCTGAGCACAAGCGGCTCGCAATCAACCTCGATCGCCAGCGCCCAGGGCTTGGCGGTGTCATCCATCGCACCCTCCCCCACGGCTCACAATGATCGGCCCGCTGTAATAGCGGTGGACCGTTCCATCCGGGTATGTCACGTCCAGGTCGTAGACCGCCGACGACCACATCAGCTCCGAGGTAGCGGAGGCCGATATCTCCCGCGAGATCGTTCCGGCGCCGGCGAGATCCAGGCCAGAGCCGAGCGCCAGCGTCATCAGCACAGTCCCGCCTGGCGCTTCGCGGATCTGCATTCGTACCTCGGCGCCAGCCAGGTCAACAGGTGGCTGGTAGATCAACTGTCCGCCAACAGGCGCCAGCCCAACGGCTGACAGCAGGTTGATCTCGATCGTGTCGTCGTCGATGGACGCGACACGGTGAGGCAATTGCCGAAGTCGAGCGCGGTTCAGTTCGGGCATGCCCTGGACACCATCAGCCCAAGCCAGCCACGTGCCAGGCACCCCGTGCCCAGGGATGGTCAGCCGGACAGGCGCGGTCGGTGCGATCTGCGTGATCGGCCTGTACACAAGTATCGGCTGCATGATCCGCAGCGCGTCGCGGAACGTCGCCCCTTTCTCAATGCGCAGGGGCACGCAGGCAGGCTTCATGATTGAGGGCTCCAAAATAAAAACCCCGCCGGAGCGGGGTGATTGACGACGGTGGATCAGTTTTTGTGGCCCGACTGGTATGAGCCTTGAACGCAACCGTTTCGGTCGAAAGAAACCGTGGTCTGATCGATGTACTTGTCATTCCAGTAGGTAACGGCCCCGGCACCAGCAGTGCTGCCATTCCGGTTCGCCTTCCCATAAATGCTTTCCACCTCTTCTCTGGACATGCCGGGAACTACCTTGCCCTGGACCCTGGCTTTACGGAGGTCTCGCTCAGACAATCCCGTGGAACAGGTAGGGCTTGGCGACGACCCTCCAACGACGGTCACGCCACCGGCAGAAGAGCCAGCGCCTTGACTGCCATCCCGATAAATTCGGTCTGCCGAATGCCTGGGCTTGGCCATGACCGCAGAGTCACCCGAACCGCTTGGGCGAGGGTTATGAGCTGAGACTACAGCCTCGAGCGATTGGTTTTCAGGGCATGTCTGCTGAGTAAACGTGACCGTTCCATCCGGACCAACGCATTTGAAGACACTGGCGGCCTCAGCAGAGCCAGTAGCAAAAACCAGTGCAAGAACGGGGAACATCCGTTTCATAGCAGCTCTCCTATTTGAACTGACTCGCACTCTAGCATCGGCGTGCCAGGTACAGAATCAGGTCGTGCAGCAGGTTCTGGAAATGCTGGATATCAGCGAATATCTATACCCAGCTTGTCCAGTATTGCAGGCATTCTTCCCCCCGTGAGAGCTCGCCTGTAATAGGGTTGCAGCTACCACGTATCCAGCGATCGGCAGGAGACCAGAAGAAACCGCGAAGGTACCGGTGCACCTCCTTCTCCTTGGTGATGATGCCAGTGATCGCTCCAGACGTAATGCCGCCAATACGCACGGCCGCCCCCTGCCGTACCGTCACGGTCGTCGTGGATTGTCCTTCAGGGTAGTCGTAGGGTTCGCGAACGCGGCACAGCGCGGCGCTATTGTTGCTAAGCGCCACAATCCAAATCTGATGCTGATCTTGGTAATCAAGTAGGTTCTCCCCGTTGTCGTCAAACCACTCATAACTCACCACGGTATTGCAGACGTGCAGGCCTGGAGGGAATGTTGCCGGCGCATCAAGCTTTACGCCGCGATATCGATCGGCCTGCAAGAAACTCGTCACATCATCCGATTCGCCAGTGCATTGAATCGTTCGAGTCACAGAGAACCCAGTATCGGGCGAGGCCTGCGCCTCCAATATCTCCTTCAGCTCAATATGATCTGCAACTTGTCCAGAGTCCGTTATGAGTTCAAGAACGCTGGCGCGCTCCATTCTGCTGTGCTCAACATCCTGCTCATATCGGTAAGTCCTCGTACCATAATGTTGACGGTTATATCTAGCCGACCGAACATTTCCCTGTGCGTCATACCACGCTGTGATCAATGCCGAGGTCTGAGTCCACTCGTCACGATAACTCGCCGTCACAACAGGGTCCTCAGGAAGGCTGGACTCATCGATATGCACGTGAGCAGGGCTTCCCATCGCTTGACCGCGCGTCTCAATGACGGTCATTGTCAGCACCTTGGATCGATCCGCATCAGGATCTCGTATCGACGGAGAGACAGTGATTTCAATCAATCCATAGAAGCCCACGGGAGCACCGGAATTCGATGAGCCACTAATCCACGATGTTCCAGGCGGTTGCTCAATTGGTGACAAATCGGTAGTTCGAACGTAAACACCGAAAAGGAGACGATTTTGATAGACCCCAAGCATTGATAGCTCGCTCAACACAACTTTGTTCGTCAGTTGCCAGCCGTCAAATGAAACATCTTTTGCCCTGACAGCGCATGCTGGTTGTTCTTCTCCCTGACCAATTAAATCTGCACCCAAGTCGAGCGTGGCCATGGTGTTGAGGTCATTTCCAACCCATAGGCGAAACTGCGGTGTACCTGCCTCGTCCCTTAGATCATAGATAGCGTAGCTTGGCCGGCGCGGAGCCTCGTCCGAAAGCCACCAGATGGGGGTGCCGATAAAGGGAACCTCGCTATATTCCGCGCCGCTGCCAGCCGAGATACCACCTCCATAGTATAGCTGCGGCCAGTATCCGCCACCGCGGAGAATGGCTCTTCCCCACCAACTCCCGCCTTGAGACTCAATGAACTCATCCGGTTGAGATGGAAGCCCCATCTCGACGAGATGAGTATGATTGAGCGTGTAATTGATTGACCATGCGCGAGCCGGTTTCATTTCTCCGTTCGGCAGATGTACCGCCCCCTGCTCAGTATTGGGCAGTTGGTAGATTTTCCCATGCCAGGGCCATCCCATTTGCATGACTTCGCCGTCCCACGGCATCACTTGGTTCATTCCTTGAACTCCAACTTTCCGATGTTACCGCCTCCATCTTGCATCTCGAAGCCTGTAACACGTTTAAACACAACAACAACTAACCCGTCAGTTGTCGAAACCAGCTCATCGGCCGTGGTTCGCTTTGCCTTATCCGTCTCGGAGAGAGGCCAAGATACGCCGCCCCCTCCGACCTGTTTTCCCTCTCCGTTGTAGTTGGCGGTCCCCCGACGCGCTGCTACTGCCCCGCGTGGATCTATCCTGCGGAGCGGACGGCTCTGTGTTTCCGGACGAATAATCCGGGTCAGTGCATCCGCAATCGAGCGGTCAGTACCGCGCCGCTCAGCCTCTAAACGCGCGCCGATTGCTCGCCGTTCTTGTTCCGGGGTCATTGGAAATCACCAGATGCAAGCAAGTAGAGGTAGGTAGCACCAGTGTTGTACACAAGCGCCTTGAAGAAACAGGCCTTCTGTCCTGAGGTTGATACAAACTCGATGCGAGAGTTGTTCTCAGATACAGAGAGCCAAGACTCGGCACCAACGAGCCCCCACAACTGGACCCCACCACTGGCAGCACTACTCAATACGACAACACCATCGGCGGCTGGCTGCACAACCACGTCCAGGTCGAAGACTGCAAACAGAGAACGCCCCTCGGTTTCTTCAGGCAGAGGTATAACCAATTCGCGACCACTACCATCAAACGATGCGGATACGCGCACGATCGTTGTATCCGAGGCGAGGGCTACCGGAGTCGAGTCGTTGACCTCCTGCGCCTTGAACGTGCCGCCACCAGGCCCAGGACCAGCCTGCTCGAGGATGGTGATTCGGTTCTCGATGCTTGCGAGAGTTCCCGCCGTCGCCGCCGCGTACACTTTCGAGCCCGATGGCCACTCAACGGGCACACCCTCAGAGGCTCTCGCAACAGTGATATTACCGCCGCTCTTTGCCGTCGCCTTGACCACTTCGTGAACAGAGCCTGACTCATCGGCAAGAGTGAGCAGGATGAAATCAGAAGGAGCCGAGATGGGCAGAAGATCAGCCGCGGCAGCGGGGATGGTAAGAGAAACCCCACCCGCCGATAGCGGACCCGAGAGCTCTGTCTGCCAGTTGTTGATCCAGCGTTGGCCCATGGCTACATCTCCAGCAAATCATCAGGAACCGAGACGCGGAAGGACGCGCCTATCTCCGGCGAATATTCATCGCGGAGCGAGGCGGGTATCTCGGGAGCAGTTATACGTAGTTGCCTCGGATAACGAGGCTGTGGGCTGTTGTAGTTGTCGTAGTTACCGGAAAACCCGTCTTTCGATTCATCGAATGGGGGGTCATCCGGGTGACCAGCGATTTGCGACTCAAGGCGCCCATCGAAGGCTGGTAGTTCGGGGGCAGCCCCAGAGCTGCCAGGAGGAGTGAGGGCGTCGGAATCTCCTCCGCCACCGCGCATCACAGCAATACTCAGGGTGGTTATCGCGGAACCACTCTCAAGGTCAAAGCGATCAAGCACGCGGCGACACTTCCCCACAGCCTTGATTCTCTGATCATCGAATTTGATGGTGTGCGTCAAATCGACCGCCATGACCATGGATGTAGGGCAGTCCCAACTCACTGTCGTGCCCCTGTGAGCACCGACGAGAGTAGCTCGAGCCTGGTCAAGCAGACATGTCAGCGCGCCAATCCTGCGCGTCTCGCTGGGCTGATCAATGTGTCCAGAACTACCCCCGGTGATGGCAGCGCTCTCCCAGGACTCAGCAAGGTCGCTATCAACTTCAAACGAGGCCCGGGATCGACTGATAATTGGTCCGGTCGCCAGCACGCTAGGTTGTACCTCCACCGCTATTCGGTATGACTCCGTAACCGCTTGTACCCAGCGACGCCCTGCGGCCCAGTCGGCGCCTAGCAACAGCCCCGTGTAGTTGTTGACCCAACTTTGCGGAGGCGTGCAGTAGATGCCAGTGGGTGGCAGCGGATAGTATTCAGTCGACGATTGGATCAACGTTTGCCCTGAGCTGCTGGTTGCCGACTCAACCATTTCCGTATCCGGGAGTTCGTGCGACTCCGGACGCCAATTGCAAAATCCTGGCTCCCCGTCCTGTCCATCCGTACCTGGCGCCTTCCATCCATAGTTGATATTCCATTGCCACAGCCGACTGAATCGGTAGTCACATTCGATCTCGACCCTGTTCGTCTGAGAACTCAGGTCGGCAAGCTCGACCGCAAGGGATCCGTATACCGTTGATCCAGGTCCAAACTCGAAGGTGGGCGCCACAGAATGCCATGACGTGACGCGGAGAGCGCCGTAGGCTGAGCAATCCAAGCTGCCCACTACGCTAGTCAACCGCTCCTGAGCATAATCCCAACGCGAGCGACCTTCGACGGACTCGAACACATCGGCGGACCACTTGCCACCCACCAGGGCATCGACATCCGCAATTGCCATGGCCTCCACACGCTGCTGCAATTGGTCCGTGCAACTAACGCCCAAGACTCGGCGGACAGGGTTCCAGGCTGGTTGCGTAACCCTACCCGTAAACCTTCGGCCCTGGCTCAGTTCCCCTGCGGTCTCCGTCGCATAGTCGATGGTTACGGTTCGACCGATCCAGTCCGCAGGAACAACAGGGGCGTCACCGAGATAGATCGAAAAGGACGCGACGCCAGCGGCGCCCTCTTCACGATCGATCTCAATCTCCCCTGTTAGGAGTGGCGTAACGTCAACATCGCCAACCCGCACGATAGCGCGCCATGTGAAAGCGAAGCCTGGGATGATCGGCTCAGGACCAGGCACACTGGAGTGACCGACCGAGTTCAGCGCAGCGCTATTGAGCGGTCCACGGTTGAGCATCAGATTTCCTCGGCGACAATTTGCCAGGTCCGACTGTTGTTCGAAGAGTCAAGCGCCTCAGGAGGGATCGACGCGAAGACGTGGAATAGCGGCCACCACTCGACGCGGTAGAGCTGCGCACCAGGGATCTCCGACACAGTTACCACCTGGCCGGCGGACGACACGTCCGTTCTGACCCACTCACGGCCGACCAGCGCCAGCCCCCACGGACTGGTATCGGGGCGAACCTCTCCAGGGATTGTGAATACTCGGTCGGCGGCAGTACGGCCGGAAATGCCAAGCGACGCATTGCATCGCAGCTCCAACGGGTTGTCGAAGTCGAGTCCAAGCATCCCCGTGCCGATCCATCCTGAACCGCTGATGGTGATTGCCGTCTTGCGCCAGTGCGTCATCTGTACTGCCGCACCTCCGCTGAGCCTCAATCGCTCGACGCCGCCATCTACAGCTTGGTACTGACACTGCGGGGCGCCGCCGTGTATCACGATCGGTACGCCCCCAAGCATCACGTTCGGAATGATCATTCCCAACTCCATAAAAAAGCCCGCGCTAGGCGGGCTCGGTCATTTTGGGCGTGTCCGCCCGAACTTCGAGGCGGCCTTGCGTATATCTCGGAGCGTGTCGTGTGTCCCGAAAACGGTGAAACCGGCATCGTCTCCGCCCAGATTGAGGGTCAGCGAACCCAGGTTTTGCATGGCTGCCGGCGGATTCGCCTGCTGAAGCGCCGCGGTCGGAATCTCGGGTATCTCGGGGAGAGTTCGTTGATACCTCTGCGACATCTGCAGCGACTGCACCGCGTTGAAGATGCGCTCTCCTCCGCGCATCATCATCAACTCCGGCCCACGCTCCCCAACCCACGCCATGCCAGGGGGAGCGCTCTGCGTACCAGTGGCAAACCCGGGTATCTTGGGGGTGATGCTGGGCACGCCCGGCAAGCCCATCTCCGGAGGCGGAACCAGCGTGATAGGTATCACGAGCTGCTCAGCCAGTCCGGCGGCGATGTCGGCGACCTGCTGCTTCAAGGTCTCCGCGCTTTCGAAGTCCATTCCGAACGATACCTCGACGTTTTGCACAGCCTTGATGCGCTCCTCGAGGTCGGCCAGGTTCAGGCGGTTGACGTCATCCGCAGCCTTGGCATTACCAGCCTCGACCTCTGCGGCCTTGTTGGCGATGCGCTCCACCTCCTTGGCCACGCCTTCGAAGCCGTAGCTGTTCGCGCCAGCGTCCTTCAGTTGCTGAAGGATCTGAAGCGCGCGGCGCGCCTCCTCGATCGCTTTTTGGTTGTTGCCAGCGGTCAGGGCGTTGCGAGCCGAGGCCTGGGCCGCAGTGGCATCACCAAAGGTCTGCGTTCCGGAGGTGGGCGTCGCCTGGATGCCCTTCACCAGATCGGCAAACTCCTTGCGGACATCTGCCTGGCGCGAAAGCGCGTCGTTGAGGTTCTTGGTGGACTGCTCAAGGAGGGCCTTGGTCCGAACAACCTCAGACTGGAGATCGGCGACGTTCTGTTCCCGAGCCCGCTTCAGGGCATCGTTCTGGCTCTTCACGATCTGCTCTTGTCGAGCCTTCTCGGTGGCGAGGGTGGCTGTGAGGCTGCCCTCCCCCCTTTTTACCAGCGTATTCGCCGTGTTGATTCCCTTGGCAACATCGTTCAACTGGTTCGCAACCCAGTCGACGACGCCTGTTTCCTTTGCGCGACGCCCCCAGTATTTCTGGGTTTCGGAAAAGATCCGGTTCAGCCCCGCACCAATCTCCGGGGCAAACGACGCCATCTCCTCGCGGAGCTTCGGCAGTTCCTTCCGCAACGCGATAACGATCTGCTCCGAGGTCAGTTCGCCGGCGGCAGCCATCTCGCGAAGCCGGCCGACAGTCACCCCGAAGGAGTCCGCCAGGGCGCCAGCAATGCGATCCGAGGACTCCAGAACGGTATTGAACTCTTCGCCCCGCAGAACACCACTGGCGATGGCCTGGGAGAACTGGGTAATGACCGAGGCCGACTCCTCGGCAGATGCCCCACCGATTTTCAGGCCGAGCGACACCGCCTCTACGGTTTCGAGGGCGGCTCGCTGATCCATGCCCGCATCACGAAGCGGGCGCTGCAACCGCGAATAAAGGCCGATGAGGTCGCCGACATCGCCCTGAACATCATCAGCGATACGGTCGAGTTCGATCTGCGCGGTGTTGAACTCTTCCTGCGAGCGGGTTGCCAGGCGAAGCCTAGAATCAAGCCGGCCAACAGTGTCGGCCCCGTTCGCTAGCTTCGCCGTTGCAGCGCCTACCGCGGCGGCGAGACCTGCAACCGCCAGTGCCGGGCCGCTCCCGCGGAGAGAGCCGATGCTCGACAGCCGCGAGCCGGCACCAAGCGAGTTGAGTTCGCTCTTGGTCTCCGCGATCTGCTTCTTGAGCGCCCGCTGCGCAACGGCAAGCTCCCTTGTGGATAGCGTTCCGCTGGACCGAAGCAAGCGATATTGCTGGTTCAACTGCCCGATGGCAGCCTGCAGTTCGCGCACCCTGGCGACTCCCAGGGTGCTACGCGCTTGCTCCAAGTTGTAGCGGCGCTGCTCGATCGCGCTCTGCTTGATCGCTGCGGCCTGTTGCCGGAGGCTGGTGGTGGCCGCATCATTCCGGCCAGCCTGGAGGTTTCGATCCAGCTCCCGCTGGAGCCGCTGCCGTTCGGATGTCAGGCTCCTCGTATCCAGCCCGGCCTGCTTCAACTCCCGGCGCATCGCTCCGAGTTTGGCTACCTGGACGGTCTCTGCCCGCTCCAGGCTTCGCAGGTCCGAAATGGAGTCCCGGTACGCCTGCTGCAATTCGCGGCTTGGCCTGATCGTCGATGCCAGCTCGTTGCCGAGCGTGCGGATCTGCTCGCGCGCCGAGCGCGCCTGGCGTTGCGTGTCCTCAAGGGTGCTTTCGAGAGCAGTGAAATCGTTTAAACGCTTGAGAGGTTGCGCGACTTGCCTGACCAGTTCGGCATATTCCTTGCGGAAACCTGACACCTCGCGCAGCGCATCATCGAGGTCAGCAGTCAGCCGGATCTTTACGTCAGCCATTTCATTCAGCCTTCAGCGCGGTCAAGAACAGCGACCAGGGATATTCAAGGACGTGGTGATGCCCAAGCCTCACCAGAACGCAAATGGCGCGCTCCAAACTCCTCAAGGCTTGTCGCGGAGTTTCGAGAGACGGCCCAGCATTCCGAAAAAATGCGGGTTCACCTCTTTACATGCATCCCGCAACTTGGCGAGCTGGCTAGGCCGGAGATCGTTAATTTGACTCTCCGTAACCGACGTCATCAGGCACAGATCGGAAAGCCTGATATCTTCGAAGAGAGCATTACTGACGAGGTCTTGGTCACTGACCTCTTGCATTAGCTTTCGAACATCCGCAACGCTAAGTTCGCGAACAGTAATTTCAACCCCGTCGATATCCACAACCCTGCTCGCAGTAAAGCTAGACATTTCAACCCTCCGGGAAACACAAGCCCCGCCGTAGCGGGGCAATCATGAGCGAACCTGCTGACAGGACCAATATCACGCAGTAGCCAGTTCCTTCTTGATGTTGAAGTACTTCGACTTTCCGGCGCCGACCTTGGTCGGGTCCATCAGCACCTTGGCAGTGGCCTCGGCGGCCAGGAAGTCTTCGGTATTGAGCCAGTCCTGTTGGCTCGACGGGTTCAGACGGCACCGGAAATAGCGCGCCTGGATACGGCGCTGGGTACCGGCTGCGTTCTCACCCTCGAATAGGCATTCGAACGTCTTGCCGCTGTTGGTCAGCGCCTCGATCACATCAACGGTGGCGGACTTGTAAGTCACCTTGATCGGCGTGGCCGCAGAGATCGCACCCCCTTCAACGATTTCGATGCCGGCGCCGGTCATGTTCCAGTCGTCGAACTCTTCGTAGGTCGTGCTGCCGTCATCGCTCTTCACGCTGGTGATCTCCAGCGGCATGAAGTCGAGCGCGATCGTGCCTCCCGGAACGGCGGTGTGCGCTTCGTCGGTATGGGTGGCAGAAGGAACGTTGGTGGCGTCCCCCCACACCAAGGCAGCCAGGATGCTGGTCTTGAGTTCGCGGAAGTTGATCGACAACCCGACCGAAGTGATGCGCGAAACGGCATCGTACTCACCGCCCTGCGGGGTGGTGGTATCCGGCAAAGTGATCTCGTTGGTCTCGATGGTCTGCTGGATAGTGGAAACCAGGCCAGCGAACTGGAAGGGGGTGGTAGCACCGGACTCGCGGATCTTGAAGGGTCCGCCGATCACGTACGTCTCTTTCTCGATAGCCATATCAGGCCTCCTTCTCGATCACGCCTTCGCGGCGCAGAAATTCAACCTGGTCAGGGCTGACGTTGATCTTTTCGCCGGCCGCCTTCTCCTTGCCTTGGTGCCAATGCACCTTGGCCAGGGTGACCTCGACGGCCTTGTTCAGCGCAGCCGGCGGCGCGGCGTCGACCTCGGCCGGCACCTGGGGATCGCTCTTCATGGGTTACGCCTCGATGATGGTTTTCAGATAGACAGGGATTCGAATCACAGCAGCGGCCACTCCATCACCCGGCGGGTACGGCTCAGGCGCCCCCAACGTCAGCCCGGTAATGCCGCGCTCTCGGGGCAGCCAACGCAGGAAATGCCCCTTGGGGGCAGGCATCAGGCACGCCAGAAGATCTAGCTGCAGGTCCTCCAGAGCCTCCGCATAGTGGTCATACCCGCCGCGCACCGCGCCTACCACGTCGAAGCCGCGATGAAAGCGAACGCCAGCGTCGAGATGCTCCGGCGGCTGCTCCTTGCCCGGCTGAACGACGATCAGCGGAAAGCCCTCGTGCCGCTCCTTGACCAGCTCGTTAAACCACCCAGAGAGCACGCGAGTGCCCGCGTCCGTCCGGTATCCCTGGTTTGGCGTGATGGTTTGCAGGCGCGCCAGCAAGGCCAAGCGGCCGATCGTGAGCACGTTCGGCTTCATGCTTCCTCCTCGATCGTTGCTGCCGTCAGCAACCAACCGTCGTTCGCAATGAGCTTTTCGACGAGATAGCGCGACGACCCGATAACGAAGAGGTCACCACGTGATGCCGTGGGAACATCCTTCGCCAGCCAACTGATCCCAACCTTGTCCGTGATGAAAACCCCATCAGGTCCGTCGTAACTGAGGTTTCGATCGACCTGCAGAGGTATCCCCTTGATCGGGGGGCGACCGATGCCGCGGAACTCGCCCACGGCATCAGATAACCGCTCTTGCCCACGCTCGTGGAGCCGTTGGATCAGCCGGCCAAAACGGCCCGGCGCGCTCATTGTTGGATCAGCATCGCCGACGCGAAGCCGTCAACGGTGGGCTCGGTGATCTTGCCGAACGCCACCGAGTCGGCAGTGGCAGCAGCTACCAGCTCCCCATCGAGGACGCTGCACTTGGCACCCTGGGTCAGGCCAGCGGCAGCAGGCAGGCTCCAGACGCCGCCAGTTTTTCCGGCGAACGGCTCGCCCGCGGCGGCATCTACCAGCGGCACCACCACCAGGTCTCCGATCACCGCAGGTACGCCGGACTGAACGCCGCCAGCGGGCGCAATGAGAGTCAGGACGTTGCCGTCCTCCACATAGTTCTTCGCCATGGTTGATTCTCCTAATGGCAGAAATAGAAAGCCCCGCTAGGTGCGGGGCTCGGGAGTTGGCGCCGATCAGGCACCGTTGGATTTCTGCAGCCCGCGGAAGTCCAGCGGCGCCACGCCAGCGTCGATGCGCACCTTGCTGGCCACGCCGTCGACAGTGAAGCCTTCCTGTTGCTCCAGGTACGGGGTATCGACGCCGTCCAGGTAGGCCACTTCGATGGTTTCAGAGCCTTTCTTGGCAGCCATGTACCAGGCGGTCGCCGAGGCATCGTCCAGGCGCGGCTCGCCGATCACCTGCGCGAATGCGCGAATCGGGTTAACGATGCCGCTATTGACGTCGGCGCCCGGCACGGACTCGGAGTTGATGATCTGGTTGGCCTTGTCCTCGAGTGCCACCGGAGTCAGAACGAAGCCCGGACGGATGTTGAGGGTGCGCCCCTTGCCCTTCTCTACCTGGGCTTTCTGGGTGGCCATCTGGGTCTTGGCCTTGCTCAGGCTGTCGATGGAAAGCGCCGAAGCCGCGCCAGTGAGCAGGTTGCTGTGGTCGGCATGGAACAGGGCCTTGCCATCGCTCATCGCCGGGTTACCGGTCAGAACCGCATAGACCAGGTCTCCGATGGTGGCCTTGGCCGCCTGGCCCAGCTTGAACGGGATATCCGAGAGCATCTGCAGGTCGTCGTTGATGATCGCCTGACGGGTGATGCTGAACAGCTCTCCGTAGGTAGCCAGGATGATCTGCTCGCCGCGCTCGCCAAGGGTGACGTACTTGTACTCGGCGCCCTCACGCACCTGACGCAGCGAGGAAAACTCGCCCAGACCGACGCGGCGCGCCGGCTTGAAGTCAGTGAGAATGCCGGGCTTGGTCCACAGCGGGAAGGTTTCTTCGGCCTCTTCCCAGCCCGCCAGCACCGACTTGTTGGCGACGTCCAGAAGGATCAGGCCGAAGTCGCTGGAAGTGTGGGTGAAGGCCAAGCCGACCATTTGCGGGGCGTTGAGCGAGGCCACGCCGATCCCGCGATCGACCAGCGAGGCACGGGCCAGTTCGCGGAGCGTCATGCCGTTGTAGGCGTTATCGGCCTGGCGCTCGCCGCGACCGATGCGGGCCAGCACGCTCGCGCGCACCGAGTCGCCCACCAGGTTGCCGTTGCCGGCATGGATGTGGGCGCCAGCGCCAGGGGTGGCGGCCGGCTTGGTATCGGCGCCAATGGCAGCCAGCAGCTTCTCGCGTGCCTGGTCGACGGTGATGGTCATGTCGTTCAGGCAGGTGGCGAGCAGTTCGGCGTGGCCGCTGGCAAACGCGCCGAAGGCAGCAGTGATTGCGCTGCGGCGACCAGATTCCTCGGCGAGGATGCGGGCACGAATATCGGCCTCGGTTGGGGCGGCGGCCACGGGAGCCGCCGGCGCGGCCGGTGCCGGAGTCGGCGCGGGAGTGTTGGTCGGCGCGGCGGGGGTCTGGGCGCGCGGGGCCAGTAGAGTTTTCAGAGCTTCGGGCATGTGGGCGAACTCCTGCATGCGTTTGGAGGAAAGGTGAGCGGCCGCTTGCAGCGGCTCAGTAAGCTGGTCGGCGAAACCGGCAGCGACGGCCTCTCGGCCATTCATCCAGGTCTCCTCCTTGAGGAGCGCCTTGATGTCGTCGGCGGACTTCCCGGTCTTGTTGGCGTAGGCCATGACCAGGGTGTCCTCGACCTTGTCGAGCAGTTCGGCATAGCGGCGCATGTCGTCCGCATCGCCGCCCTGGATGCCCCAGGGCTTATGCACCATCATCATGGCGTTCTCGGGCATGTAGATGGTGTCGCCGGCCATGGCGATGACCGAGGCCATCGAGGCCGCCAAGCCATCGATGTACACGTCGACGCTGGCCGGGTGGTTGCGCAGCAGGTTATAGATCGCCGTCCCCTCGAAGACGTCGCCGCCCGGGGAGTGGATGTGCAGGTTGATCTTGTTCAGGTCGCCCATTGCCTTGAGGTCTCGAGCGAACTGCAGCGCGGTGATGCCCCAGACGCCGATCTCGTCGTACAACAGCACCTCGGCGACGCCGCGACCGGCAGCCCTGATGCTGTACCAGGACTCATGCGGGGCGTTGGCCTCAGTCAACGCCGCCGCCATCGGCAGCATCAGGCTTTTATGGATCAGGGTTTGATGGCTGCCCATCGGCGCCTCCATTGTTGCTCTCGTTGGGGAAATCCGGCCCAGGCACGGGTAGGCCGGCGCCGTATCTGTTGACGAGCTCGCGAGCCTCGCCGGCGGTAAGCATCTTCCCGACGCCCAGGTACACCTTCTGCACCGCCTCAACCGGGTCCATCCCGGACTTGACCAGTTGGTGGTAGGCATCCGAACTGAAGACCAGGCCGGCTGCCCGGTTCGCCTTGATCTCCGTCTCACGCGACTTCTTCAGCTCGCGCGGATCTCGACCACGAGCGCGGGCAACTTCCGCCTCATCGGCGAAGCCGGCCTTGACCAGCAACTCCCATGCGTTGGCCTCATGCATCGGGTTAATCCATGGCATGACCGGCCCCTGGTAGACGGCCGCGTAGAGAGTGCGGTGATCAACGTCGGAGGGCAGGCGCTCCTTCCTGGCCAGCAGGTACATCTGCAGCCAGGACCGATAGACAGGTCGGCACCAGTAGTCGATGAACTCGTGCTGTAACAGGTCGTAGCCCAGCCAGCCCTCGACCAGTTCCTGGCGCTGTGCCGAGTAGGTGCCGTCGTAGGCCCTGGACACCGAGGAATAGGTGCTGCGAGTGCCAGCGCCGATCATCCGCAGTTGGCCGTTGCGGAAACCTTCAAGGAAGGGGTTCGGCCGGTTGCTCTCGATCATCCCAACGTCTTCACCTGGCTCGAGGTCGTCGAAGACCATGCCGGGGGCGATGGGGATCGTTCGGTTCTTCCGGTCCTTCCCGGGCTCCACCGTGTAGCTGTCGGGGTTGCCCTTCTTGATATACATCGCCAGGGCAGCACTGATGCGCGCCGCCACCCGCTCGCTCTCCTCGTAGTCCTTCAAGTCGGCAAGGCGGATCAGCACTGCGTGCAACATCGGCACGCCTCGGTTCTGGCCGATCCGCTTGCGGTAGGCGATGTGGATGATCCGTTCCGCTTCGACGCGCTTCACCGCCAGACTGCCGCCCATCGTCTGCAGGTTGCCGGGGTGATCCTTGAGCAGGTGATAGGCCCTTTTCCGGCGCCAGGTGTCACGCTCGATACCCTGGACAATGCCTTTCGACAGGTTGTTGTAGCTGAAGGGCAAGTAGTCGGGCTCCAGCAGCTCCAGGGCAAAAGGCACCGACGTGGCAAACGTGTAGTTCGGGACTCGTCCCATCAACTTCTGCGCCAAGCCCTCGCCATCGCGCAACCAAGTACGGCACATCAGCCGCTCTACCTGGGGCCGCGTCAGCTCACCAGAGGTCTCCGGCGAGAGTGACCACTCGGCCCACGCACTGCGGATTTCCATGGCCAACTCGGCATGCACCGAGCCATCCAGGCGCAGCGGCAGCGGTTCCACGCCGATGCCACTACCGCCCACCACCCTCTCCTCGAGGCGATCGAGCAAGCCGGTAACCAGATCGTGATCTTCGTCCAGTTTCCGGCACTGCTCTCGCATGGAGACCGCAGACTTCTGTAGCGAGGTGTCGGCGCCCAGCGGTTGACGCTTGGCCTTGTGGGTTCGCCCTGGCCTGGCAGCCTCATACGCCTGGATTGCCTCGCGGGCGGCCAGGCGCCGAGCCACCAGGTCGGGGGCCCAGGGTTTCAGTAGACGATCGATCAGGTTCATCAGCAGAACTCCGCCAGCGCCGGGCCTGGACGGCGACCGGCGGCGCGGTCCCGATCTGCCGCCGCGCGCCGCTCCCACTCCCGGCGTCCGGCGCGGATCTTCTCGATATCCTCCATGGTGTGGGTGCGCCCGTTGAAGATCACCGTCCGCCCTTCGAGCACGGCGGCCTCGGCCTCCAGGTATTTGTCGAGCATCTGCTGCGCTGTCAGAGCCATGGTCCGCTTCCAGTGTTGAGCCAGCCCCGAGAGGTGCTGGCATGGTTTTCGTTCGAGGGTTGCTGTTGGGCGACCTGCTCCGGCACGGGATCAACGCGCGCTCGCTCAAGTTGGTCGAGGTCGAGGCCGAAGCGCTGCTGGCTGATGCGCAGCGCGGCAAGGGCGTACACGAAGCAATCCAGCGCCTCATTGCGGCGCCCGCCGGAGTCCCATCGCAGGACGCGAACACCCTTCGCCATCACCGGCTTCTTCTTCTCGGCGGTGATCTGCTTCAGTTCGTCTTCGTCGCAGATATCGCTGTCGATCGGAAAGTGCACACAGCCGGGCGTCGGTTGCCACGGAATGGGCACATCGATGCGCAGGCGGCTGTAGATCAGCTCCTTCGCGTTATCAGTGCCCAGCTCGGTCTTGTAGATTTTGCGCTTGCGACGCTTCGGGAAGTTGGCGATTGGCTTGCCGTATGTGCTGGCCCCGAAAGTCGGAACCACCCAGTGCACACCATGCTTGATGCTCTCGGCCTCTACCTCATCGGCATAGTGGCCGCCGGCATCCCAGCACCAACGCTCGACACGCATTGGAACGCCGTCAGCCCGAGTGAACTGCCGGTGGATCTCCAAGCCGACCTTACGCCGTAATTCCTCACTGGCCGGATCGCCGGTCAGAATGAAACGGTGAACAAGCCATGCCTCCTCGCCAAGACCGAAAGCCCAAACGCGGCCCTCGTAGCGGTCGTCCTGGGTGTCGATTCCACCCATCAGGACAAGCGCTTGCGGCGGCACCTTCGGGTAGTTCTCGCGGCGAGCGTAAAGCGTCTGCCACTCCACGCGGTCGCCCTGCTCCTCTTCCCACACCTCGCCGCGCGTGGTGTTGATGAAGGTGATCAGCTTCTCGCGGTCGCCCTTGACCTTGAGCCACTCGTCAACCAACGACACCCAGGTCGTCCAGGTGCTGTAGATCGCCCAGCAGTAGAAGCTGACCGAACGCGGCGTGCGGATCGGCTCGTTGTCCGGGCCGAACCAGTCGATGCTGTCGCGCGTCCAGATGCCGGTCTCGTCGCAGATCCAGCGGCCTTTAGCCTGGGCCACCACCATGTCGCGGTGTTCAAAACAGGCTGCACAGTGCTCGCAGACGTACCAGGCGCGCTCGGCCTCACCCAGCTCGTTCTTTTCCCACTTCAGGCCGAACTCACAATCCTTTCCGCCAAACTTCAGGTGCTGCTCCCGCTGACAGTGAGGGCAAGCAATATGCAGGCGCAGCCGGTGCGGAGACTCTTCCGCCGCCTTAGTGATCTGGCAACTGCCAGCGACCCCAGGCGTAGACCCCCGGATAGACTTCGGGTAGACCGCACCGTCCAGGCGCTTGTCACCTAGGAACGTCGGCGAGCCTTCGCCCTCGACGTCGGCGTCGAACTTCGACAGTTCGTCGTAGATCACCTCGTCGGGCGACTTCTCCCGGTAGTTCCGGGAGGCCTTGCCGCCGCGGATCCAGAGGTTGCGTCGGTTCGCGAACACCTTGTTGTCCAAGGTATTGTCGCTGTGCTTCCGACCGAACCAAGGCGCCAGTTCCAGCATGACCGGCACGTCGCGGATCAGGCCATTGACGTGGCTCTTGCTGATGTCCTCGGCGTCCGGGTCGGTCGGACTCCACATCATCACGTTGCGGCGCTTGTGCTGGATCTTGTAGCCGATGTTGGCCAGCAACAGCTTCGTGTAACCGATCCGGGCCGACTTCACGAAGTTGACCACTCGAATCAGGTCGTTGCCCATCGCGTTCAGGATCGCGATCTGGAAGGGTGCGGTCTTCCAGCGGCCCTCGTTGTAAGAGGACTCGGCCGACATGTAGAAATGCTTGTCGGCCCACTCCACCGCCGTCATCGGCGGCTCTTTGAACATTCCCTGCAAACCCAGCTTGACCGCAGTGCGCAGATCACTGATCCAGGGTTGCAAGGTACTCATCAAGGATTCCCGGGATGTCGTCGCTGAACTCAGCGGAAAGGTTTCGCGCCAAGGCGATCTCCCGCTCGAAGGACTCCATCAGCAAGGGATCAGCATCCGGGTGGCGGCGACTGACCGTTTTGCAGACGGTCTCCAGCGCCGAGCCAATCTTGGCGGCGATCTTCGCCAAGGCGAAAGTGGCGAACGGGACCGGGACCAGGAGCTTGTCCTGGACCTGGTTCTTCTGCTCTTGGGCGTAGGCCTGGGCCTTGGTGAGCCGGAGTCGCTCCTGTGTCAGCTTGGCTTCAGCGTAGGGATCGAGACCTTCCGGTAGCTCCCCCTCAGGTTGTTGTTTCCGAGCGGCGTGCTGGATGCGGTTTTCGACCACATCCGCCACCGTGTAGAAGGCCTCTCGACCTATTCGCTCGATTGGTTGAACGCCCCATTTATCAAAGGCTTGCGGAGAAATCCCGAGGCTCGCGGCCATCTCGGACTTGTTCAACCATCCGCGCTGTTTGGTTGTTTCGTTTTTGCTCATGACTAAACAACAACCAACCTCCGAAAAATGGTCATACATATTTGGCGCGCGGGGCTCGAATTACCCTCTGACGGGGGCACCTCCGGGAGGACCCGCCAAATTTTCAAACTTGTGCTGGACAACAAGAATTCGCACCACTTTGGTGCACTCTTCAGCGCCTCGCGGCGAACCGAGCGGCAACGCCGCGCATCGCCACCTCGAACTCACGCGGCAGGTTCTCGTCGGTGTACTGCTGCGCGATCTCGAAGAAGCTCAGCCGGCGGCGATACGAAGGGCGTGACACGAAGGCCATGATGATCGAGACAGCATCCCGGCCTCGGCCTGTTCGCTCAGCAATGCCAATGGGCTGGCCCTTGCGGGTCATGACGAAGTAGCGGCGAGCATTACCCTTCGCCCTGCTCCGTCTGCTATCGGTCGCGTTCGCGTTGTACCCGGCCTGAGTGAAGCCCCGAATACCGCTCAGCGCTCTGGTCACTTGACCTCGCCTGATGTTCCCGTAGCGATCAAGATCAGCACCGGCGCCGGGCACCACGTACTTACCTTCGGGCAGGATCCCCTTGGCCCTGAGCTGAAGCTCGGCCGGCTTGTTCCGACGCGGCCCACCGTAGACCTCGGGGGCAATCCACACCGATGCAGGCTGCGCACCGTCCGCTTCGTCCTTGAACCAAACCCGCGCTTCGAGCCGGTCTTTCCTGGCTGGCACCATGCGCAGGCTGTTCAGGGTGTACGGGGTCGGGCGGTCGAACACGACACGCATCTCATCGCGCAATCGATCCATCAGGCCTTGCGCGGTCCGCGTAAGCGCAGTGGCTGTCGCGTAAGGAATCTGCCGCTGCTCAAGTTCAGTCAGGTCGGCGAGCTGCTGCTGGAACCCTTCTGGCTTGATGCTGATCATCTTCGGCAATACCTCGGCAGGCCGGCGATATGCTTGCGCAACGCCGCGATCATCAGTTCGCGTCGCTCGACTCCGGCTCGGAGATCAGAAACAACTTGTCCATCAGCGGCAGCAAGGACGGCTCTTCCTGCATCAGTGCTGCCGGTGGCTCCGGGAGCCTGGTGCACTCCGCCTGCGGGGCAGCGGGCTTTGACGTACACGACGCGAGCACCAATGCCGATAGCATCGCGGCGCAATTGGTTTTCTTCATGGGAGGCCTGTAGTGCTGCTTGGTAGGTTCGGGCCAGGGCATCGGTCTGAGCCTGTGCCTGGCTGTCGCGCTGGGCCTGCTGGGCCATGGCGGTGATCGTCTCAGCGGATTGCTCGACGGCGGCCTGCAGGTCATCACGCTGAGCAGTAACGTGATCGAGGCGCCAGAACACCAGAGCAGCCACCAACGCCACCACCAACCAAGGAGACCACCTCATCACGCACCCGCCAGCGCTGCGCGCGCCCACTCAAGGCGAGCCGCACGGTCGTCTGCGCCGTTGTAGCCGCCGTTGATCTTCAGCGTGATTCGCTCGAATCGGCCTTGATCAGCCAGGTCGTTTAAACCCCGCGACTTCCACCACCACCCCGAGGCGATAGCTGCCCAGGTCCGTTGCTCCAGCAGTTCCGGTTGCGCTACCAGTGGCAGCGCCAGGGCGCGGGCGGCTTCGGCGTAGTTGTCGTGGCCCGTAATCATGATCAGGCCGCGCCCCCGGTATCGATACCCATCGCCCGTATCCGGTGAGCCGTTGCCCATCCGGTTTGCGTAGACGCGGTTCGCGATGCGCTCAGGCTGGCGTGCGTACTGCTTCGCCTCAACCGGCGTAAAACGCGTCGGCCAGGTCTTGAGCAGCCCCTCGACGGAGTAGTTCAGGTTCTCGACCACGCGCTTGAGGCTTTGGCTTTCGTGCCCGACTTGGGCCAGGAACATCGCCACGCGCTCGGGCGTGTTGATCTCGAACCGGGCCATGGCGCCGTTGATGTGTTCGACCCAGGTCGTTGCAGTAGCAGCGCCGCAGCCAGTAGCGCGGTCAAGTTGATCGGCGGTGATCTTCATTCGCCAGACCCTCGACGCGGAAACTTCCAGTCGGCGATCCGATCAGCGAACTCGGCGATCTTCTTCACCCCAAGGAAACCGGTGAACACCCCAGCAGCGGTAGCCATGTTCTGTGGCAGGCCGAACCACTCAAGGACCGGAATCAGGCCCAAGGTAATCAAAGTGCAGAGCGTTGCCTCGAGCAGCGCCTGGCGCCGCGTTCCACCGCCGTAGATCACTCGCGTCAGCGCGACCACGAAGGACAGGCCGGCGGCGTACAACTGCGGATAGTGCGCAGACAGCCACGCAAGCAGCGCAGCCCAGGTCTCAGGGCGTTCTGGCATTTTCATAGTCTCTGCCCCTCGCAGGGGTTCTAAAACGACGAAGCCCGCTCAATGGCGGGCTTTCGTTCGTCGGGTGGGTTCCGGGCGGATCAGGCGTGAAACAGCTGCAACTGCCCTTCGCGCTCGACCTCGATGATCTTCTGTTCGATGACGGGTGCCTTGATCTGCCATCGACGCAGGGTCTTGCCGGCCAGGCTGGCAATCCCTCGCTCCTGTCGGTACTCCGCCATCAGCTCGTTGCGCATGGTGTTGAAGTCCATTGAGCGTTTGAACAACTGCTCGGCCATCCAGTTGAAGGCATGGATGAAAGCTTCTTTCCAGGCAGCTGCGGCTTTACCCCTAAAGCCCATCACAAGGAACATGAAGCCGTCCTTGGTCATGTCGAAGCTTCGACTCTTGATCGGTTCTCCGCCGCTCGGATTTTCCCGCCACATGACCGTCTCCTCAAAATTGAGGAGACGGAAACCAGCCGAGCAATCCAAGTTGTCGATAGCCCGAAGGACGTTGTCGTGCCGCTTTCCGAAGCGTTCGGCCACCTTCAGCGATGTCGTTACGACCTGGCCGTCATTGACCATTACCAGGTCACGCAGGCTGGCCTCATCAAGATCAATTTCACTCATCTGATCCACTCCACTCACCTGGAAAAAGGAGCGCAGCGGGGCGGACGGATGAGCGGACATCCGCCTTTCGGCTGTACGGGCCTAGCTGCGTGTTGGGTTGCCTTGCGGCGGAAATGAAAAAGCCCAGCACGAAGGCTGGGCTCTGAAATAGGTGCGGGTGGATAGGGGCCACTACCCCGTGCGCATCCTGCGCTCCACCTGCATTGATTGGTTATCGTCCTCGGACAGACTCCAGCATCGACCTCATCTCTTCGATGATCTCTAGGTGCACCGCGTCGGCCACTGCCTCAGCCTCCTGCTCGGAGAACAAGAAATCGCTCCGTAGCGTCAGGCCATGCATAACCACGAAACAGGCCTCATGGCCGGCATCGCGTATGGACCAGGGCAGCGCGTCACCCTCAAGCTTTACGACCTTGATATCTGGACTTCTCATTGGACCACCTCTCGGCTTCAAGGTAGTCATTATCGCAAAGGGTGAAGGCCTTGTGGGTCGGTAACCCGTCACTTTGATGTGGCAGGTGAGACTGCCGTCTACCGAGTTTCTGACCTTCGAATGAAAAAGCCCGGAGCGGGGGCAACCGGGCTTCCCGTCCATCTCGCTGAAAGCCAAGGACGGAAAACATCGAGTCAGACGGGGGCGTGATGATGCCGCGCCAAGCCAATCTACGCAATAAAAAACCCGGCGCCAGGGGCCGGGTTTCGAGTGCGTCACGCTGCGTTCACAGCAATTCACGCTGGGATGAAAACACCCCTTATTCCGCGTGTAAAGCTATTCCTCAAGCGCTCTCGCGGAACCGCTCCAGGGCGCTATCGACCCAGCCCACCGCCAACTTCAGAGTCTCCCTGACCTTCGCCTCGCCGATCTGGTGTTCACGCGCGATGCGCAGGGCCGGCCACTTCGCGCCGTAGTAGAGCCACACGAAATCACCAGCCTGCGGCGCCCTGTCAATGAGTCGAGCAATGACCCGGTCGACGGCCAAGGCCATATCGTCAGTGACGTGGTAGGCCTTGGGGCTCGACATTGGCATGGCTTGGCTCATGATAGCGGCGGCCGGCGATACATACCCGGGAACCCCCATCCCATCCATGCGCCACCACCCCCACTGCTCGAGGAGATACTCGGTATCGCCCAGCAGCTTGTCCACGTAGGTTCGAGTTCTGCTCATGCCGCCCCCGGACCGTTAAGGCCAAACAGATCGCGCAGCAGCGTTTCCACCGCCGCGCCCTTCGCATTGCCGTCCAGCAACCAGAGCCGGCCATAGTCGTGAAAGCCCAGAGTGCCGCGGTCGCCGTGCCAGTTGGCGATCATGACCAACAGCGCAGCCAAGGCAGCAGCACCGCCCACCTTGACCTGCGCCAGCTCCTGGCCGGCCACCTTGAGAAACTCCCGCTCCAGCCTGGTCATGACCTTGCGGGGTGCCATCGGTTGTACGTTGCTCATGCTGCTTGCTCCCGCGCGCCCTCGTAGTGGACCCAGTTCCGGGCCTTGTGAGTGCTCGCACTGAAATACTGGTTGGATGCCTTGTCGAACCACAGGTCCAAGATGCCTTCATCTCCGGTGAGGCGCTGCTTGCTGATGATCAGGCGCACATCGCTCTGGTCCTTGTAGTCGTCTCCCTTGGCCATCTCTTTGCGCTTGTTCCGCCAGACCGTGCACACGTTGTCGGCTAGGTCGGTGAGGATGGCGCCACCGCGAACGTCGAGCTTGCCCGGGGGCTTACCCTCGTCGTCAGCCTTCCGCGGGTGGGCGACCAGATGGACGTGGACGTTCATCTCGTGAGCGAACCCCACCAACGCCTCCATGGCCTGCTTCTGGCCGTTGTAGTCATCCTCGGCCATGCCGAGCTTCGCCAGGCTGTCGACGATGAAGTGGTTCACCCCGTACCGGCGCGCGGCATACCGAAAGTCCTCGAGCATTTCGCCCGTCTTCGCGGTGCCCAACTGGTCGTAGATCCATAGCTTGCCGTCGAGCCAGTCGAGAATCGCGTCGATGTAGCCCCTCGAAGGACAAGACATCCCGGAGGCCTGCCGGACCATCCGCTGAAGCGTTCGCCGCGCCGGCATCTCCATCGAGGCGATGCAGAACCGGTCTTGGCTGCCCTTGCGGTTCATGCCGTGGAAGGCCAGGTAGTTCAGCAACTGCGACTTCCCGTGTCCGCTCCAGCCGGTCCAGATCGTGACCTCCGAGGGCCGGAAGCGGATCTTGTTGGCGTAGGCGCTCCAGGGCAGCTCCATGCCGATAGTTTCCGGGTTCTGGTCGTAGAACTCAGCCTTGACCTCCTCCGAGTAGGAGCTCACCGACTTCAGGCGCTCCGGGTCGAAGTTCTTCGCCTTGGCGTAGCACTCCGCAATGTCGTCGGCGCTGTAGTACAGGGCATCCAGGGCTTCGTTGAAGTCCTTGCAACCCAGTTTCACCAGGCGACACCGATCACGCCCAAGGCGCCGAACGATCTCCTCGGTCGCCTGGTGGCCAGGTTCGTCGTCGTCAAGGCACAGGTAGATCACGTCGAAGCGCTGCAGGTTGTCGAACTCGTACTCGATCCAGCGTTGCTTGCCGTCCTTGCCGCCACCGAAGGGCACCGACAGCGCCGGGCGCCCGTACTGCCAGGCGGTCATCGCGTCGATCTCGCCCTCGGTTATCGTCACCTCCCGGATACCGTCCGGGATGGCCTGCCAGCCGAACAGGCAAGGTTCGGTATCCGACGACGTGGTGATTTTCTTCTTGCCGCCAGGACGTTCCACGCCGAGTTTCTTCCAGTGGATCAGCGAGCCATTGCGCAGGTACGGAAACACGATGTTCTGCCCGTCCTCGGCGATCTTGAACGCCTTGATGGTCTCCTCGGTCAGTCCACGGCCCTTCAGGTACGCCATCACCACCGAGTCCACCTTCGGCGTCGAGCACCTTGGCTTGTCCGGTCGCTGGTATGACTTCCGGCTCTCGACCGGCCGGATGAGCTTGGGCTCCTGCACGCCGAGGTAGCCCCTCGCTTCGCTCAGCGCCGTCGCCATGTCGCAGTTGCGCGCCAGCCGCCAGAGGTCCAGCAGGTCGCCAGACTCACCGGTGGCGAAGTCGCACCACACGCCAGCCTTCTCGCCGACGAGGTGAACCCCCAGACTCTTGCCCTTCTCGCCCGAGGCGTCGCCAGCACGCCACTCGGCGCCCTCCCGCTTGCCGCCAGGCAGCAGGTGCCGTGCAACATCGGCAGCGCGATCAGCGAGGCGCTTGGAAATATCCGACGGGGTCAGCATGCGCCCTCCCCGTCCGGCAAACGCTCAAGGGTGCTGAAGTCGTGGGTCCGAGTGGACAGCACCGTGTCCGTCATCTGCGGATGCCAGAACTCGTGATCCTCGAGCTGGTAGCCCCGTGGCGGGGTGAACGGGTAGCGCTTGCCGCCAGAGCCGGAAGGCCCCCTGGGAGCGCCATGCTCACCGACGTACTCCCGCCAGTGATCGTTCGGGCCAATGAACGTCTCCGGCAGCTTGACGAACTCCGTCCCGACGTTGCCCTTGCCGGCCATCTCGGCGTGATAGTTCTTCGCCGCCTGGATCAGGTCTTCGACCGTGGCGCCAGCACGCAGCCGAGCCTTCCACGCCTTCCACGCCGGTTTCTTCGCGCCGGACCGGTGCCGGCGAGGGTACTCCGACCAGAAACGGTTGAAGTCCTCGCTGTACTCGGATCGTTCCTCGGCGGGTGGTTTCTCCCCACTGGCAAGGTCGTCGCTCGCTGTCGTCGATTCGTCAGAGTCGACAAGAGTCTCTTGATCTTCTTCAGGATTCAGGTAATCAGGATTCAGAGAATCAGGAATCAGGGCGTTATGGGTTGGTGCATCCACAGTGTCCGACTGCGGCTGCTCTGGTGTTTTAACTGTTAAAACACTGTTATTGGCGCCCACACAGGCGCCGGTATCCGCATGCACCAACCGTTGCTTACCGGGAACAACCTTCCCCCGGGCACGCTCATTCACGGTTAGATAACCATTGCAGTCAGGTAGTTCGCTGTCCTTCTCGGTGCTATGCGGAGACTGGTGACGAGTGAAGTTCGGTAGCGAGATCACCGAGAAACCAGCAACCTCGTACCGCTCGATGAATCCCTTGTCCAAGAGATTGGCCAGGCCGATCTCCACGTCATAGTTATCCCCGGGGAACAGTTCGATCTTGATCCGACGCGGCCGGTATTCCAGCCGCCCCTCCCTATCAGCCAGACACCACAGACCGATGAACAGCAGGCGGTCGAATGGATTCAGGTCGGCCAGATCCTCGTTCTTGAAGAACGAGGGCTTGATGTTGCGGGCGCGAGCCATTACTTCTCCTCCGAACTGCTGAGCAACTTCTCCATGAGCCGCTCAGCCAATACTTCATCGATATCTTCCGGGCGCCAGCCGCACAGCCGCTTCACCAACACCATCAGGGCGAAGCGCGCCTTGATGATCTCGAACTGGATATCGGCGATGTTTAGGGCAACCTCGGCTACTACAGGGGGATCGAACTGGCCCAGCAGCTCGAAGGCAGTGTCGATTGAGCACCAGATCTTGTAGGCAACCTGGTCGCTGCCGAACTGCTCGAAGGACTGCTCGTTGAGCATCACGGGATCGGACTGGTGGGCGACCTTGCTCATGCCAAGCCCTCCCTCTCCAGGCGCTGCACCAAGGTCCGCATCTTGCGCTTGAGGTGGGTGGTCAGGTTGCGCCTGCTGCGGAACTCAACGATAGGCAGGGCGTGGCGGTGAATCTGGATGGTGTTGGTCATGGCTCAGTTCACCCTATGGACTTTGAGGGTGTTCGGCTTGAGGCCCAGCTCTTCGGCTTTGCGCTTCGCCTCTTCGGGATCAATGCCCAGCCGCTTGGCCATCCCTTCCAGTTCGTAAACGGGCTCTCCGTCGTCGGTATAGCCATCCGGAACGGCAGGCATCAGCCCCATCTGCACAGCCATGTCGTGCATTTCCTGGCGGAACGACTCCGGGGCTGCGTCGTACATGCGCTGAAACGCAGTAGCGGCTTCTGGGGTATGCGACAAGCCGGACTTGCACATGCTGGTGTAGAGGCGGCCAGCGGCTAGAAACTCAGGAGTCACCTGCTCGGTGGTATTGCGCTTGCTTTTCTTGCTCATGACTTCACCTTCGGAGCCAGCCGGAACCGGCCCGGGAAATAGGGATGGGTGGCTTGGGTCTCGGTAACCCGCTCGCACTCGCTGACGAAGCGCTTGAAGACCGCAGTGATATCGCTGGTCGCCCAGACCGCGTACTGGCTGCCCTGGGCGTTCTCGTGGCCGTTGCGGACCATGCCCCAGGGCTTCGGACTGATCGGCATCTGGCGCACCACGGCGTCCACCACGGTGGCCGACAGGCCGTAACGGTCATTGATCACCTCACGGATGCGGGTGATCGGCATGCAGTTCTGCGGGCAGTGGTCCCAAACACGGGACTCGGACAGGTCCTCGACCCGCTGCTCGACGCGCTCAATAGCGACCTGGTGCTGGGCCTGCTGTTGCTCGATCTGCTGCTGTCGGCGCTCGAGTTGGACCTGCAACTGGGCATGCGCGAGCAACTGCTCGGCCTGAGTCATCGGAGGCCGCCGAGACTTCAGCTTGGCCAATACGCTTCGGCGAACCGACTTAGATTCGCGCATCCCGACCAGCATGCACTGGTCAAGGGTCAGGTCGTAGGTGGCGACCTGGTTGCCGTGGAAGGGGGTGTAATATTTTTGCACCCCCTCAAGCTCATCGCCCAACTCGTCTTCGACACGAGCGAGAAACTGATCGTTTCTGATCTTCGGTTCGCCAGCAGCCAAGCGAGCCTCGTTGACCATGTCCCGCAGTTCGATGGTGGTCATGGTGGCGGCCTGGCCGCCAATTGAGGTCAGGCCAGTCATGTCGAAGCCCTCGTAATAGCCGCATCTATTGCATCGGCTACGCCTGCATCCAGGTAGTGGTTCACCCGATCTACCAGGCCCTGGTCTTCCACTCGGTCTAGACTGCTTCCGGCAAACTGGGCGGACACCTTGAGCCAGTTGAATATCTCGCCCATGAACCCCGCGAACTGGCCGCGTTTGACAGTTTCCTCTTGCTCGTCCGAAGGGGCTTTGGTGATCAAATCGCGCACCATGCTCCTGAGCACCTCGCAAGCCATCCAGTCGTCCACATCCCGGACATACTTCAGATAGATGTGCGCGATACTCTTGCCGGCCTCGAGACCGGTGAGGTAGCTACCAGTCAAAGGAACATCCCACATTGAGTAGCGACCATGGTCCTTGCCTACGAAGGGCAAGCGCTGCCAAGTTTCCTTGGCGCGCGGGTGGAGAGATATCCCCTGTGGCTTCTTGCCTCGACGAGGGCGTTTTGCATCAGACACAGAGCTCATGCCGGCACCTCCAGCTCGGTCAGCAGTTGGATCAAGTCCTCGCCAGCCAGCCCGGCGATGGTGATAATCGACAGATGGATCGCATCCACCTGGTCGGCGGTCAGGCGCGGGCCCGGCTCGAAACCTTCGAAAGCCAAGTCTTCGCGAACTGCGGTAGCCAAGTCCTGGATGGCGCCGATGTAGCTGTAGAGCTGGTCACCGAGCGCTTTCGCTCCGATGCGGCTAGTCATTGGACACCTCCCCACCCTCCAGGGCCGCACGGACCAGGGCAGTGGCTGTCTCGGCCGCATGAAGAAGTAGGGCTACGCGACGACTAACACTCGGCTCGTCGAGGATGTCGAGGAGCCCGCCTTGAATCGCGTCGAGCAGGCCGACTGCGCTGTCCAGTGCGAGGTCGGCATCAATGTCATCCATCACGCACAGGACATTCGTTTTCTGATCTCCCGTCGAAAGATCGACCGGCGCAGTCGCCCGGAAGCTGATACCCATAGTGGCCCTCATTGCTGAGCCTCCTTCTGCCGGTTGATTCGCTCAGAACAGACCTGTTCGAACTCCGCCAACTGGAAGATGGCACCGCCAACCTCCTCCAAGAACCATCCGAGACGCTCGGCGGTTTCCTGACCGATCTCGCCTTCAGCACTGGTAAGCGCCAGCAGCTTCCCGACTGCGGCGACACCAAGCGCCATGTTCTGAGCCGCATGGCGAGCCGTACCACGCTCCAACTTGATGGAGCGGATCTGCTTATCGGTCAGAACTTCATCGGGGACCGGGGAGCACTGATTGCTGAGCAGTGTCGCGAGGTTCATTGGCGGCGCTCCTTTGCATTGAGCGCAGCGGCGATTTCCGCCTCCTCCGCGGGCAGCGGTATGGCGGCATCCACCAGCGCCTTTGCCGCATCACTCAGGTACGCCAGCGCGTGGTAGCCATTGCCATCCATGGGGCTACCCTCGACGAGGGAGATGAGGATGTCGCTGAGCCCGGCCAGAATGACGCTGGCCTCGTCCAAGGCTTCCCGCTTGGAAAGTCCAGGGTTGACCTTGAAGAAGCTGTTCTCCGGGTCAATAGGGCGAGCTCTCAGAAGCGCGTTCATGCAGCACCTCCCGTAGCATCAAGGCCGCGCACGCAGCTACTGTGCATAGCCGCCACCACCTCAGTGAGCAGCGCGATAGCTTCAGCTTCGGAGTCGTTCATAGGGTGATCGACATCCCTACCTATGCGCCTGAGCAAAACGCAGAGAGCGTTGAGCGACTCCTCGTAACGTTGCATTACCTCTACGATGGGAATCCCCTCGCAGACCTGGAGCGCACAGAGCCCGCTGGGGGTCAGGAGAAATCCAACCTCCTCAGTGGTCGCTAGCTGTTGCGCCTGGCTTGACGTTTTGATATTTTTGAGTTGCATGTTGATGTCTCCCTCGAGACAAAGAAGTACCTAGGCAGTCGCGCCAACGACTACCGACTAAAGGCCTCGCGAAAGCGGGGCTTTTTGCTTTCCGGCGTTTGAGTCAGCCGGGCCGCAAAGTGGCGCCAGGACACTCCGTGCTATCGTTTTGTTTCCACACAGAACGGCCACGGAGGCCCGGCATGAACTGGTTGAGAGATGCCTTCAGGCGCTGGAAGGAAAGGCACTGGGACAAGGAATACTTCCCAGAAGACCGGGGCGGAATAACGCCGCTGAGGGCTTTCTGGGAGAAAAGGCGCGCATCAATCATGACGTTTGCGCTCTGGCTGATTGCCCTGATCGCTGGGGCGCTGATCCTGAGCATCGTTGGCCTTGGCTGACTCGATCTCGTGCAGCCGCTTTATGGCGCGATTCAGGAAATCCAGACGGTCCTGGTAGCTGTCCATGCCTCGGGGAAAGTGCACGTAAGGCGCATCTGCATCTGGGTAGAAGCGGTCATCCAGTGCCTTGTTGCGCCCAGCGCTGTAGCCAAACTCATGGCAAAGGAGCGCGATCCCGCCGGCGCCCCCCACTGTCGCGATGATCGGCGTCAGCTCGATGTGGTAGCCGCCGATGGCATGGAGGATCACCCCAGCGGCACAGATAACGGCCACCGCAATCAGTCCAGCCAGAATCACGAAGACGTTTCGGATCATTGCTCCGCCCCCATACTGGATGCCTGAACAGCGGTATCAGCGCACTGCCGGATGTGGGAATCGGACGGCAGAATGGGCTCAAGGTCGGCGGAGCGCTCTACCTGATCCGGGAAGACAGTGCTGAGCGAGCAGCGCACACCGAGACGCTCCAGGGCGTGGACGATTCGCCTGCATCCACTCAAGCTGGGAACCCTTCGACCAGACTCGTAGTGCGCAATGGCTCCCTGCGTCACGCGCATCTCTTTCGCCAGCGCACGCTGGGTGATTTTTGCTGAAAGCCTGAGCGACTTGAGGTTGTTCATTGGCGGTCTCCTGCACACTGCGGGAACATTACGATAAGTAATCGTCAGCAGCAAGAGATTATTACGAAGCGTGAGTTGAACTATCGATTACAGAGCGTACTTTTGCCTCATGAACACATGGATTGAAGCGGCAAAAAAACGAATGCGGGACATGGGTATCACCCAGTCGGTCTTGGCTGAGCGCCTTGGCGTTACCCAAGGGGCGGTAGCGCACTGGCTCAGTGGAAGGCGTTCACCTGATGTCCCAACGCTCGAGCGCATCCTAAAGGCTCTGGACCTTGCTCCGCTTGGGATAAGGCTGGTTGCAGTAGACGATGCCTTCGACGGCCAAAGCAATGTAGCCCCCATGCTGCAGCCAAGTCGCAAACCCAGGAGCTACCCCTTAATTAGTTGGGTAGCGGCTGGAGAGAGGGCGGAGTCGCCTGATATTTTTGCCCCTGGACAGGGCGAAGAAATGATCGAGTCCACGGAAAACGCAGGTGAAAATGGTTACTGGTTGACCGTGAAAGGAAAGTCAATGGTTTCGGATGGGTACCCAAGCTTTCCTCCGGGCATGGCCATCCTCATCAGACCTGAAGGTTTCGAGTTGGTAAGCGGTAAGTTTTACGTAGCCAAGCATAGGGATGGCGAAACGACATTCAAGCAATACATCTATGATGCAGGCACTAGGTACCTGTCCCCTCTAAATCCTGCTTACAAGCTCATCGAGATGGACGATGACTGGGCCATAATTGGCCGAGTCGTTGACGCAAAACTGATTGGCCTATAGACCGATCCGCATACCCTCCTCGCATCACAAGCCCGCAACCTAGCGGGCTTTTTCACATCTGTAATATCTTGGATTACGGAAAGTATTGCGCTCATCTATTACATATCGTAATGTTCGTTCATTGATCGTTTCCGCCGGGAGCATTGCAATGAACATGGACACCACCATCACCGCACACGGTTTCACCGGCTTCCTCGGCAAAGGCCTGTCCCTGCGTGAGCTTCAGTGCGTCCTGGGCATCGCTGCGGGTCGTACCTCGAAGGAGTTGGCCCGCGACCTGGGCATGCAGCCGGGCACGGTGGGTAAGCGCGTCTTGGCGGCGACCACCAAGCTCGGCGTCACCCGTCGCGCAGCACTGGTCGCCGAGGCCATGCGCCGCGGGCTTATCTCGCCCGCCGTGATCGCCCTCGCCTTCCTCGTCGCCGGTCAGCCACTGCTCAACGATGACCACATGATGCGCAGCCGCCGTGGCGGCGAAAGGAAGATCGAAACTCGTCTGACTGCTCGCCGCGATGGCGTGGCCTGGGTGGCGTGATCATGGCCTGGGACAGAAACGACCCGCTCAACATCCTGGCGCTACAGCTCGACGGTGAACTGCGCGCCGCAGCCGACTTCTGCCATGGCTACAACGGGCCGGCACAGCGCGCTTTCGCCCGGCACATCCAGGGCCTGGGAAAGTCGGTCGACGAGCTTACCGTGGCAGACCTGAAGGCAGCGGCCGCATTTGCTGAAGCAGAACTGAACGACCTGCAACAGAGAGGACTGATCTGACGCGGCAGACCGAACGCGCCGAAGCAGCCCAGCAGTAATCAACCGATTTTCGCGAAAGCCAACAACCGCGGCAGGCCATCGGCTTGCCTGGAGGAAAGCATGGACAAGAAACCTCTCATCAAGCCCGGGAAGCTCTTCCTGATCTGTATCGCGCTGCTGGCCTATGCCGGACTGTCAGTCGCCCTGGTGGGCGGCATTGGGCCGGCCCTGGTCAGCAGTCGCGACGACGTTCTGGTTTTCGCGGGATTCGCCATCCCTGGCGTCTGGTTGATCGCCTCGGTCTGCCTCGGCGTCCACCTCGCCAACACCCGCCGCGAACAAGCGGCCACCACCAGCAAGGAGAAAGACCAATGAAGCGGATTCCCGCTGCTGCAATGCTGTGCCTGCTCGCCGTCCTGGCGGGCTGTTCGAAGGTGCCTGCCGGCAACGTCGGCGTGATCGTCAATCTCTACGGCTCCGAGAAGGGTGTGGAGACGCGTGAGGTCGGAACTGGGCGCTACTGGGTAGGCGTGAACGAGGAGCTCTACCTGTTCCCCACCTTCACGCAGACCGAGACCTGGGGCGGCGAGGAAGCGATCAGCTTCCAGACCGTTGAGGGCATGAAGGTCGGCGGCGCCGTCGGCATCACCTACTCGGTATCTCCCGATAAGGTGACGACGCTGTTCCAGAAGTACCGGGCGGGTATCGAGGAAATCACGAACAAGTTCTTGCGGAACATGGTGCGCGATGCCTTCAACGATGTTGCCTCGAAGCTTCCAGTCGAGAGCGTCTATGGCGCCGGCAAGGCGGACCTGCTGCTGGCCGTTGAGAAGCGCGTGCGCGACCAGGTGGCGCCCATCGGCATCAACATCGAGCGCATCTACTACGCATCCGACCTGGTCCTCCCGCCGCAGGTCACGCAGAGCCTCAACGCGAAGATCCAGGCCACTCAGATGGCCGAGCAGCGCCGTAACGAGGTCGCCCAAGCCAAGGCCGAAGCCGACAAGGAACGCGCTCGGGCCCAAGGCGAGGCGGACGCGAAGCTGACCCTGGCCACCGCCGATGCGAAGGCGATCGAGATCCGCGCCCAGGCGCTGCGCTCGAACCCCGACGTCGTGACCCTCAACGCCGTCGAGAAGTGGGACGGCAAGCTGCCCACGTACATGGCCAGCGGCTCCCCACTTCCCTTCATCGGCATCAGCAAGTAGCCACCCCTCGCCCCGGCGCCAGCGATGGCGCCACTGGAGAAAAGTATGACCACCAAAGCGAAGACCAAGAAGCAAGACACCGCTCTCGTCCTCAGGACCTGCAGTGCTGATCTCACCAGCCACGGCGGGTTTCAGTGGCCCGACAAGATCGGAGCGGTAGTCGAAGCCCCTGACTGGAAGAAGGACAACAAGTGCGGTCACGGCCTGCATGGCTGGCTGTTCGGCCAGGGCGACCATGATTGCAGTAGCACTGTCGGCGAAGCCGATGCGAAGTGGCTGGTGGTTGAGGTGGGTCTCTCCGACCTGATCGCCCTGGGCGGCAAGGTGAAGTTTCCTCGCTGCACCATCCGTCATATCGGGGACAGAGCGAGCGCAACCCAATTCCTGATCGCAAACGAACCCCGTGCGGCTGGCGTTGCGGTGATCGGCGCCACCCTACAGGCCGGCGATAAGGAGCTCTGCCAGGTGGGCGCCTATGGCACCGCCACCGCCGGGGACTGGGGCACCGCCACCGCCGGGTACAAGGGCACCGCCACCGCCGGGAACGAGGGCACCGCCACCGCCGGGTACAAGGGCACCGCCACCGCCGGGGACTGGGGCACCGCCACCGCCGGGGACAAGGGCACCGCCACCGCCGGGGAGAAAGGCGAGATACGCATCCGCTACTGGGACGAAAAGGCAGACCGCTATCGCACCGTCATCGGCTATGTCGGCGAAGACGGCCTGGAGCCAGGCATTGCCTACAGGCTGGATAGTAATCACCGGTTCGTGAAGGCGGAGGGCTGATCATGAAACGAGCAACCGTTGTAACCGAACTGCCGGCCAGTGCCAGCCGGGATATGGACAAGTTCGTTGTCCGACTGCCGGACGGCCTGAGGGCCGAGGTCGAAGCCGAGGCTAGGCGCGATGAACGCAGCATGAACAGCGTGGTCATCATCGCCCTGCGCGAGTACCTGCACGGTCAGCGCCGGAAGCAAGCGCTCCTCGATGCTCTGACCGCTGCCACCGGAGGGCACTGACCATGAAGCAAGCACTCATCGGCACCGCGATCAGCCTGCTGCTCAGCGCGTGCCTGTACTTCGGTCAGGGGTCGATCCACCAGTTCGCCTTCTATGTCGCGGCGGCCACGAACGTTCTCTGCTGGCTGCTGATATTCGCCGGCGGCATCAAGGGGCAAGGAGCCGCGAACCTGCTCGCCCGCCCTTGGCTCTCCATCCCTACCGGCGCTCTGCACGTGGCGGCCCTGGCCGTCACAGATCACCCTGCACTCGCGGCTTCGAGCCTGCTGGTGCAAATGGCTTGCTACGCCCTCGCCTACCAGGCGGTGCGCAGCGCCGAGCAAGGGGGTGACCTATGACCCATGCCCTGTTTAAACAGATCGACCTGACCGCCAAGCTCGGCCAGGACGGTAGCTCGCTCCAAGCCATGAACGCGCTGCGCGTCATCCGGGAAACGGTAGCGAAACACCTGGCCGGCACCGAGGGTGCAGGAGAGATTCCGCTCGAGCGAGCCCTCCTGGCGCTCCGCACCATCGCCGAGTTCCCCTGCCCCGAGCAGGACGACCTGCCGGCAGCGAACATGCGACAGATCGCACTGGCGGCCTTGGGTGGCGCTGGAGCGAGCTCAGAGCCGGGCAACCCTGGCGGCGAACCTCTGTCCGGACCGGGTAATGCCGGCGGGCGCACCTCACCCAGCACTACGCAGGGATCGGGTTACAGCTCCCTTGCCGAGAGCCTCAATACGTTGGAGCGCTGGCTTGATCGCGTGGCAATCGAGGACGGCTACGTCGGCGTGCCAGTGATTGAAGCCGTCGAGGTAGCGGTCAATGAACTGAGGCGCCTGCGCCAGTTCGAGCGTATCTGCGAAGGGCTGCCGCAAGACGCCATCGATGGTGGCTGGACCGTGCAAGGCATTCGCGGCTATGCCAAGCGCTTGGAGGATCAACTGAAGGCCGCCCAGGCCGAAGTCGAAGCACTGCGGGCGGAGCTTCAATCTCAGCGAGAGCGCAACACCGAGCTGATCTTCAAGCTCGGTAGCGCAACGAACGGCTGGGGGCGCTGCGAAAAAGAGCGAGACGCTGCCCTGGCCAGGGTCGCTGAATTCGAAGCCCTGGCTCAGCACAGCGTGCCGGACGGGTGGAAGCTGGTTCCGGTAGAGCCGACCCCGGAAATGCTGGATGCACGCCGCGACTGCGAGGATGGAATGGACGGGTATCTCGTTGAGGATACCGAGTACTACTTCCCGGATCGGGGTGCGGTTCGCGCCTTCCTGGCGCGTGTGTATCAGGGCCTCATTGCCGCTGCGCCAGCGCCTGGAGGTGAGCGATGACCATGCGCAAGGCACTGACCGCTATCGCACTCGTCGCGCTGCTTGGCCTGGCCACTGTTGCCGCCGGTGCAGCGCTCCAGCCGTTCAAGAATCTGTTCATCTGGGAGGTATGCCAGTGATGAGAGGCTCCGATATTCCGCCACCACCAGGGTATCGCCCCACCCCGCTCGCCACCCTCGGCCAGCAGTTGGTCCGCCTGGGCCAGGCGATGCAGAACCCCAACACCAAGCTCGGCGAGTTGACCGAACTGGTCCAGGCCTGCGGGGTCGACCTGCGGATCTGCGACACGGACAAGGAGAGCCGGTCATGAAGGGCGCAACGTTGCACCGGCTGATCGATATCTACGCCGACAGTCGCCGTAACCTGCGCGTCCGTTTGGCGGCCCTCCGGATGTTCGTCCGCGCGGTGCATGCCGATCGCAACACCAGCTTCGCCGAGTATCGCCAGGTGTGTCGGCGGCTCCTCAAGGGCATGCCGTTCACCGAGCAGGCGCTGGAACGCGAGCGAGCGGCATATCGGGAGCGCACCAGAGCTGCGAGACAGGCCATGGAGGAGAGCGGTGCCTGGCTTATCGGAAACTCAGCCATGATCGAGCAGGCCCTGTCGTTCGACGACCTGTGCGATCTCCTGGGGGTGAATCATGCCCACCGTGCCGAGGCTGCCGAGGTCTGCGCGGGCGACGCCGGAGTCGTTGGCGGCCTGCTCTGGATTGGCGGGGAGTTCGAGGACAGCGCAGACCACAAGAGCGGCCGCTCCAACCGAGGGAACACGGGGCCCCTTACCGCAGCGGTCCAGAACCTGTTCCAGAAGTTCCTGCTTGAGAATCCGTCGGCAATCCCCGATCCGTTCGCCCCGGGCGGCCCTTTCTACGGCGCCCCGCGGCAGGAAATGGCGCCAGATGGAACGGTGCAGATTCGGCGACCGGCACTCACCGTCCACAGCCAGGACGGATCGACCCGCACGGTTGAGCGAAAGCCGGAGGCGTATTCGGTAGTGGCGAAAGATAGTGGGGGTCGCCATGGCTAGAACCCTGCTTCGCGTGATGAGGGGAGAGTTTGCGTTCTACCTGACCGAAGGGTCGAAGGGCGGCAAGAAAGGAGGGGCGCGCTGGGCCTTATACCGGACCAGTGGATTCGGGAAGGTCAAAGACGGCTTTGTCTTCGTCAACAGCGGTGACCGCGCCAGACTGCTGGCAATGACGAACGACGGTGAGCAAATGGATGCCTGCCAGGCACTGTTCGACAGTAAGAAACGCCGGGCCTACGTTCGGCGCTGCGAGATTCGCGGCCCATCCGGCCGCTGGGAGGGGCTTGCATTCAAGCCTAGGCCTCAGGAATGCGCTACCTGACTGTTAAAAAATTCGCCAGCGAGTCTGGCTACACCGAAGACGCCGTGCGCTCGAAGATCCGCGACGGAATCTGGCGCCTCGGCGAGATATGGAAAAAAGCACCGGATGGCCGGACGCTTATTGATGTAGAGGGGTATGAGGCATGGGTAGAGATGGGCGGGGAGTCAGGGCGGTCTCTGATTCGAGTATCGAAATCACGTTCATGTATCGCGGCGTCAGGTGCCGGGAGCGCATCTCGCTCAAGCCCACCGCCACTAACCTGAAGCGAGCAGAGCAGCACAAGGCGGCTGTCGAACATGCGATCGCCGCTGGTACCTTCGACTATTCGGTAACATTTCCTGGGTCTCCGCGCGCCGCAAAGTTTGCGCCTGAGGCGTCACGCGAGACGGTTACTGGATTCCTTGACCGATGGCTTGAGTCGAAACGCAAGCACGTCTCCAGTAGTACCTTCGAGGGTTACAGGAAGATTGTAGAGCTTCGTCTGGTGCCGGCCCTAGGGCCCGTCATGGTGGTCGACCTGAAGCGGAAGGCCGTTAAGGATTGGCTGGACACCCTGAAGGTGAGCAACAAGACGCTCAGCAATATCCAGAGCTGCCTACGCTCGGCCCTCAGTGATGCGATGGAAGAGGAACTGATCGACAGCAACCCCCTCGCCGGCTGGACGTACGCAAGGAAGGGAGAGGTCAAGGTCGACGACGTGGACCCATTCTCGCCGGAAGAGCAGCAGGCGATCCTGAGTGCCCTCAATGGTCAAGGGCGGAACCTGGTGCAGTTCGCATTTTGGACGGGGATGCGCACCAGCGAACTCGTCGGCCTCGAGTGGGGCGATATTGACTGGCTCCGCGGCGAGGTACGCGTCACCCGCGCCATGACCCAGGCAGCCAAGGGAAAAGCTGAGGTGACGAAGACCACTTCCGGCCGGCGCAGCATCAAGCTGCTCGGCCCTGCGCTGGAAGCCTTGAAGGCGCAAAAGGAATTCACTTACCTGGCCAACCAGGAAGTCTTCCAGAACCCGAGGACTGGAGAGCGATGGGCCGGCGACGGACCGATCCGGAAAACTCTGTGGGTTTACGCGCTGAAGAAGGCCGGCGTGCGCTACCGTCGTCCGTACCAGACCCGGCACACCTACGCATCCATGATGCTGTCCGCCGGAGAGCATCCGATGTGGGTGGCCACACAGATGGGGCACAGCGACTGGACGATGATTGCCAGGGTATATGGCAGATGGATGCCTGCCGCAGATGCGTCGGCAGGGGGAAAAGCTGAGCAGATGTGGCAAGGCGACGAGCCTCAATTGACATCCTTGAAGGCTAGCGGATAATCATCGACCGTTTTGATGTCACATGCTATACACACGTTATCCACAGGAAATGACCAAGGAGGTCTTATGCCAAGCTCTATCGATGTGGCGAAGTTTTTCCTCGCCCAATCCAACGAAGAGGCCGGCGACCTTGTGTCCAACCTGAAGCTGCAGAAGCTCGTGTACTATGCCCAGGGCTTCCATCTCGCCGTCTACGATGAGCCCTTGTTCACTGACTCCATCGAAGCATGGACGCACGGTCCTGTCGTGCCGAACGTCTATCACCACTACAAGCAGTTCGGCTCGGGTAGCATCCCAGTGCCCATAGACTTCAATCTAGAGGCGTTCAGCCCCGAGCAAGTAGAACTACTCAATGAAGTGCAGCAGATCTACGGGCAGTATTCGGCTTGGCGGCTACGCGAGATGACCCACGAAGAAGCCCCCTGGCGGAACAACTATCAGGCAGGGGCGATGAGCCGTGAAATTCCTACGGACGACATGCGCCAGTTCTTTAAAACCCTTGTGAAGTAAGGGCCCTGACATGGCACGTCTCAGGGATCGAGGCTCTAAAAGTAGTCTATTACTCAAGGAAAGGCCAGCACCTACTGAGAACCCGGAGCTGAAGCCGCCTTTGTTTTCCTTCGAGTTCATGCAGGCGGACTATTGCGTGTCGGAGTGCACGTCTGATGAGAGAAGCCAGGTACTATCCAAGCTTCGCACTCTCAGCCAAATGTCTTGGCAACAGATCAAGCAAGCCCCTCGCCATGGTCTTGGGTTCGAGATTATCGGGCGCCCATCCTTCAAGGCCGCAATTCCAGCCTTCGTTACAGACGACACCAACCTGATCTCATTCCGGGCAATTGGCAAAGCCCCAATGGTCGGGTATCGCGACGGTCGGGTATTTCACATCCTTTGGATCGATAGAGATTTCACCGTATACGATCACGGGTCTTAGCTGGAATGACAGCCTTATGACAGCTTCCAGGCTGGAAGCCGCGTCAAATGGGGACTAGATGCGGGTTCAAATCCCCCCGGCTCCACCAAACGCAAACGATAAGCCCCTGATTTTCCTAGTGAATTTCAGGGGCTTTTTCTTTGCCCAGTCCCTTGCCTGCTCCTCCAGCGCCGGGCCTTTCCTGTTGCCGGCTCGCCTTGCTGCTCCCTCCCCTACCGTGACCGACACCCGGCGAGCTTCGCCAGCCCGCTCTTTTGGCTGCGGACGCGCGGAATGATATTTCCCGAATCTGTTAATGAGACCGTTCGATTCCGCCGCCAACAAGGCTCTGGAACGCTGGCAGGAAAACATTCATGGCTTCAGGTTCGAAACTCCCCGTCCAAGAAAACGAGCCTCCGAGAAACCGACGCATACTTTTCGTCAAGCACAGAAAAAGAATTTGAGCTAGACACTCACTACCAGGGTAAGCAGGCGTCTTATATCCCTGGAAAGCGAAACCTAAAACTGTAGTGGTCAACCCATCCCGGACAGTGGGTTGAGTTTTTCTTCGGCCACCGCAGGTGGTAACCCGTCGTTGAATTGATGCGGCCTGATCCAGTTGTAGCGATGCATCAGGTAATGACTGATGTCCCGTTGGGCCTCCTGCGCCGTCAGGTAACCCGTTGACGGGACCCACTCCGACTTCAGACTGCGGAACAGGCGCTCCATCGGCGAGTTATCCCAGCAATTCCCTCGGCGACTCATGCTCTGCTGCATCCGATAGCGCCAGAGCCGTTGCCGAAACAGGCGGCTGGCGTACTGGCTGCCCTGGTCTGAATGGAACAGCACCTGCTGTGGCTTGCCGCGCTGTTCGTAGGCCATGTCCAGGGCCTTGATCACCAGTTCGGCATCCGGCTTGGCCGAGAACGCCCAGCCGATCACCCGCCGGGTATGCAGATCCAGCACCGCGGCCAGGTAGTGCCAACAGCCTTGCGCCCAGACGTAGGTGATGTCGCCACACCACACCTGATTGGGATGCTCGGTCGCGAATTCGCGGTTCAGCCGATTCGGGATATCCGGCCGCTCAACCGTGGCCTGTTTGTAGGCGTGCGAGCCCGGTTGCTTGCTAACCAGGCCCAGCTCACGCATCAACCGACGCACTCGGAAACGGCCGATGGTCACGCCCTCTTCGCGCAGCATGCCCAGAATGCTGCGGCTGCCGGCCGAGCCCCGACTCTGGCTGAACAACTGGTTGACTTGGCTGCGTAGCGCCACGCGGCGAGCATCGACACGCCGCCGTCGAAGACGGTGGACGTAGTAGCAAGACCGCGCCACATCGAAAGCTGAACAGACCACTTCCACCGACTCCTGCTCACTCAACTGGTCTATCAGCGCGTACGATCGAGTTCGTCCGACATCAAGAGAGCGGTAGCCTTTTTTAATATCGCTTTCTCCCGCTCCAACCGGTTGATCCGGGCTTCCAGCTCCTGGATCTTTTGCTGCTCAGGCGTCAACGCCTTGCTCTTCGGGGTCACACCCTGGCGCTCCGCCTCGAGCTGCTTCACCCAACGGCGCAAGGCCGAATCCACCACCCCCAGCGAACGGCAGGCGTCGATATAGCTGTAGCCTTGGTCCAACACCAGGGCCGCGGCCTCTCGTTTGAACTCGGCGGAAAACGTACGTCGTTGCTTGCTCAT